TCAAAGCCAGGGATGAGAAAACTAGTAGATGGGTTAAGTCGGCTTGTTTACGGAAAGAACGGAAGACTAGAAGGACATACTCCAGATAGCGTTATGTCGCTTTGGATGTGCGAATTAGCGATACAAGAAATGGAGAAAAGAAGGTTACATTACGTCCGTTGGGATTTCATGTAATGACACTTTTGTGATTTTCTTTTATATACAAAACATCACTTAACTCTCTAATAACGCTGTAAATGGGGGTATATTCAATGCCACAGGTAAATATAACCCCGTAAATTTATATGCTCCCTTTTTTTGTAGCTTTTCCATATGGCGAGGTTTGAGCTTTATGGAATTCGAAAAGAGACAAAGGTCAAAATGCAAACAGTTGCAAGGGAAAAGGGAGTGTCTGTAGGTCGATTAGTAGAGTCTATTATGAATAGATATATAGAAGAACCGCGAAATAAAAAGAGAATATAATGGGAATATTTGACCGATTTAGGAGCAAGCCAGTTAGAAAAGCGTCTGCGTTAGAACGTATGGTTTCGTCTGATGCGCAATCTTTAGAAAAAGAAGCTCGAACTCCAGTATATTCTGGTGTTTCTACAGATAAGGCTTATAGAAACTCTATACTTCCGCCAGTAGACCAACATTATTTGGAACAATTAGCAGACAGGTATTCACATCTTAGGACTGTTATTACACGTATTGCGTCACAAGCTGTAGCAAAAGGATGGGAATATCAGGCGATTGGCGATGGCAAACCTGAGCAAAGAAAGGCAGTTGAGAGATTGTTAAAGAATCCTACTAATGGCAGTGCAGATATTAATGGTTCAGAATTTTTTAAGGCAATGATTCGACAGTTGGAAGTGTTTGATGATTGTTGGGTAAGTATTGTATATGACCGTATGGCAAGCGAGGATGGCTCTGTTAGCGGTAAAGTAGTCAAAGAATTATGGGTAGAAGATGCAAAGCACATGCGATTTAATGTAGATGCTTATGGAAGATTTATAGAAGACGAAGAAAAGTTTGACCCAGTTACTAGAGAGTTTATGAGTGGTGATGTTAATCCAAGTAACGGCATAAAGTTAGAACCAATGGCATATTATTACGAAAGTGAAGATGGTAAGATACCGTTTGCACGTGATGAGATTATACATTTTAACAAATACAGTGCGAATGCTCGGTTGTATGGGCAGTCGCCAATTATAGGTCTTTCCAAAAAAATCGAAACAGCATTGGCCATAGAGTCATTTCAAAACAAAATCTATAGACTGGAAAGACCACCTAAAGGATTCTTAGATGTTCCAGGTCACGATGAGGAAAGTTTGAACAGATTAGGTGAGTATATTGCAGAGGAAACTCGTCGAAATCCTAACTTTGTCCCTATTTTAAGTAGCCGAGATGGCGGAAACACGGCGAAATTTGTTCCTGTCATGCCTAATATGGACGAATTGATGATGTTACCTTACATGGATAGGATAAATAATGACATTAATGCGTCGTATGGAGTGATGCCTTTAGTCGTAGGACAGATGCAAGGAGTAGGTGGACTTAACTCAGAAGGAGAACAGATTACAATATTTGATAGAACTATAAGAGAAACGCAACAATGTTTGGAAATGGGATTCCTAAAACCGTTGTTAAAAATAATGGAAATAGATTCATGGAAGATTAGATTTAACGATATAAACGAAAGAGACGAAACTAAATACTTGAATAACATGAATCTAAAAGCACAGATACTTACACAGATGCAGAATGTAGGAGTAGAGATGGATTTAGATGGTGATGGAAATTTAGTATTGCCACAACAACCAGAGGTGGTGCGTCAGGATTTTCGAAAGCCGTTGCAGGAGTCGCTGGAGGCCGAGGAGCCAGAAGAGCGTCCTCGTATATGGAAGCGGCAGCCAATGAGTTACGCAGAGTTATTGCCAGAGAATTTAGAGAATTAAAACGAGCAAAGTCTGTTAACGAATTACAAGAATCTGTAGAAGATATGTCTGTAATGGTTGCTACTAGAATGAAACAGGCACTAGAAGATGACATAGATGATGCGTATCGGCATGGTGTTAGGTCTGCATTTACAGAACCTAATTTAGTAAAAGCCGAACCAGTCTTTGATGAAATAGATGATGATTTTTTAAGAACTATGAAAGCAGGCGGCATACTTGCAAAGAACTATCAGACATTTGCATCAGAGTTGACTGACGGTTTAAGAGGCGCTATTACGGCTGGAATTGCTTCGGGCAGTAGTGTTCCCCTGATTGTAGATGCGATGCGGCAAGTGACCAATGCGTCGACTTTTAAGCTAGTTAGGATAGCTAGGACTGAAATTAATGCAATTTACAATGAAGGTAGACTAAGAGGTTATGCAAAAGGTGAAGAGTTATCAGGCAGACAATACAAGTATAGATTAATTGTTGGTAATGATTCTAGGACTTGTGAGGCACATAATGAGTTAGCACGCAGCATACCATCAACAGGTTTATACATGAGCGATTTAGTAGAGTTACAAAAGAAGATAGCAGCAAGGTATGGTCTTAAGTTACTTGGAACGTCGTTGTTGCATCCAAATCAAAGAACAGTATTAGCGAGGGTAGTATGAAACAATGTAAGAAATGTTTAGCAGGAGCAATGCGAGTCCACATTTTGAGTAGTGGATTTTGTCAGGAGTGTCAATCTGAAATAGACTGGAAGAACGGAGATAGAGAACATCGCAGGCAAATGGCAGTTAAGTCACGGGTTGATTATTACAAAAAGGCTGAAAGGTTTATAGAAAAAAAATGGAAAAAGAAATACGGCGATGATGACATAGACACAGTAATGGGTTACAAATGAGTGCTAATCTAAAAGTAAACATTAAGATAAGTGACAGTGCACGCAAAATATTTGATGAAATTGGAGTAGATATTGAAAAGGCAGTAAACATTGCTATGACAGATACTGCAGATAAAATGGCTAATGATGCTAATTCTAATTTAGCAGATTCAATTGGCGTTAACAGTAGATTGTTTGGTAGCGTAATGGTAAATGATAAACCGATGCGAAAAGAAATTTTTACTAATGTAGAGTATGCAGGTTATGTAGAATTTGGAACTGGGCCTGCAAAAAGAAATAAGAAAGGACAAAAAACAGGAGCAAAAAAGTATTGGCCTCCAGCATTAGCAGACAAATACGCAACTAATTATTCAAAGAACGCAGGCGATATGGAAAAATGGAGAAAATTAAAAGGTAAGAAATTTAAAACGCATGACAATTTACGGTTTGCAATTTACAAAAAAGGGACTCAGCCACAAAGATTTATGGCTAAGTCGTTACAGAAAAACAAAACTACCTTTGTCCGAAAGATAGGCGAGGAATTATCTCGCCAATCTAACGGTAAGATAGTCAAGCGTTAGCGATTAGTAATCACCAAACACTTGACGAATTCCTTCGTTTGCTACCGTGCGTTCACGTACACAGTACATACAACCACACAATTCGCCACGAGCTGCTTTAGCATCGCATAGACGTTGTTGCCTATCAGCCTTACGAATTTTAATAATCCGACCCATTAGTTTTCACCTCCTTTGTTTTTGTTACGGCTTATTTTTTCTATTACAAACAGTTCTTGCATTCTTGCTCTTTTCTTCCATGGTATTTTTGTAACAGGCATTCCTTTGTCAGGCGTATAGGTGTCCCATACTTTGTTTCCTTTTACTACCATGTAATGATTACCTGCAACAACAAGATACCATGTCTTACCACGTTTACCATGTGTTGCTCTAACCCATTGTCTAAATGTTTGATTGGCTCCATGATTATCAGAGCGATACATTCGGTATCCATAACGGTCTAATGCTCTGCGCATTTGACCATTAGACATTCCTTTGATTTGTGTTTCTTTTCTAGCAGGAATAAACTTCTTTCTTTCACCAGTCCACCAATCTAGTTGCCATCGACCTCGATACTTTACATTCTTGTTTACTTCTTTTAGTAAGTCTTTCTCTACAATGTCGTATCGCTTACCAGTAAGAACAGTCAATGCAGTTGGTCCACAGTATGATGAACCACTAGCGCGTCTACTTCTTTGTCCTTTCTTATTGCGAATCACTTTAACCACTTCTCCAATTTAACGCTTTTCTTACCTACTTGCACTTCATAAATAGCATCAGTTCTTCGGCATGGTCCAGTCCAACGATACACTCTTCCAGATAAAAGACATGGACATTTTGTAAGGTCTTTGCATTTGTCTGGTTTAGATTTTGTTGGTCTACAATGACAACTATCTTTTTCCCATTTAGGAGTTTTATCTCGATTGTAGACTGCTGCGAGTGTTGCTATTCGTGCGTATTTCATTTGACCTTTTTTAGGCCCACGCATATACATTACTACTGACTTGACTTTTCCAAACTGCCAAGCGTAATTAGGCTTGCGATAGTAGACCAATCGGCCTACTAAATCTTTGTGTGTATGACTCTTTGTCATAACTACCTATAGACAGGTGCATATAAACCTTTACGGTCTAAAATATACGGAGTTTTGATTTCCTTTATATATGACAGCCTGTAATTTGGGCTGTGGCAGACGAAAGTAACACTGGTTGGAAAGTCTACCGACCAGAGTGGTATAATGACAGAGTAATGGAGACTTATATTTCCGCTCCTATCGTCGACAAACAGAACGATATGATACCTACTGAGACTATTAAAGAGGCCATGGATTTTTACATGCGCTACGGCGTATATTCATATCGTCACGAAGAAATGCCGATTGGTTTGCCATTAGCTTACAAAATTAAAAACGGTAAGGTTAAAATTAGAGTAGGAATCCACAATAAAATCAAAATGCACGACAAAGTGTGGAAAGAGATAAGAGATTACGGACCGTCGGGTGCAAGTAGTATTCGAGGCGAAGCCACAGAACAAGAGAAAGTATGTTTATCAGAAGACGACTGCCACAATCGTATCAACGAACTTTCTCTTTGGAGCATATCGTGGGTTGGCGATAATCCTGCCAACCCAGAGGCAAAAGTCACGGATGTTGCAATGGCTAAATCTAAAAGCGTTCAAGTAACATTGGACGAAGTAGAAGCAATGGTAGAAAAAATAATTGAGCGTAAAAACGGCAAATATTGTTTATACGCTAAAAAGAACCGAAAGCTTCTAGGTTGCCATGATACCAAGGAAGGAGCTATAAGGCAGGAAAGGGCCATACAAGCCAGAAGATACAGTAAATCTGATGCGCTCGGTGAAATACTTACAAAGATAGAAAAGTATAAAATTCCAAAAGGTGTAAAAAACGAAGCAATCACAGGTAGAGAACTTCGTAAGAAACACGGATATGGTGGCGGTAAAGTAACTAAAGCAATTAACGCACACTTAATCAATAAAGAATATGTCAATTACAAAATGGCTATGTCTATTCATAAATATTATAGAAGACATGAAACAGTAGACCCACAAGGTAAGAACTTTGACAATAAGAAAAGACCTAGTAAGGGTTTTATTATGTGGAAAATGATGGGTGGTGATGCAGGTCACAGTTGGAGTAAAGGTTTACAAGACAAAGTAAAAGCTGAACCATGTTGGGCAGGTTATGAAATGGTAGGATTTAAAAACGAAGGAGGCAAACGTGTGCCAAATTGTGTTCCTGTAAGTAAAAGCAGACATCCACAAACACCTGCAAAGCCTAGTGAAAGACGCAGAGGTAGCGATAAGAATCCGAAAGGGTCAGCAGGCGGTCAGCGTGGTGGAATCAAGTTGAGTGAAGCAAACATTAAGACACTTAAAAATTATATTAAAGAACATAATGAAAAGGTAGGAGATGCCAAAGGTAAGAAAGCAAATCTAGGGGCATTGAAAGCAGTATTCCGTAGGGGTGCAGGTGCATTTTCTACAAGTCACAGACCAAGTGTAAGTAGCAGAGACCAATGGGCATTAGGTAGAGTTAAAGCATTTTTACGATTATTAAGTTCTGGCAAGCCATCTAATCCTAAATATACTACAGATTATGATTTATTGCCAAAGGAACATCCTAAATCTACAAAAAAATCTAAAGCAGAAACTGTAAAAGTTAAACCACCTAAAGGTTATCATTGGATGCAAACCACTGAAGGGCCAGTATTAATGGAAGGAGACTACGAACCGCATGATGGTGCAGTAGAGGAGTTTCCATTTACAGTATTAGAAACACATGAAGATGAAAGAATTATAAAAGCAGAGTATCAAGGTCGCAAAGTAGAACTT